GGCGTTGTGGCAAAGACATTAGCGCCCGTCCCAGTCTCATCGGTCAGCAGCGCGGCAAGGTTTGCACTTGACGGCGTGCCAAGGAAGGTCAGCGCTCCTGCTGCTGTAGTCGTTGTAGAAGGCGCAGCCCCGGCACCACCGCCTATGACCAGAGCACTAGCCGCTAGGGCCGCAGATGTTGCCCACGTTGTGCCACTGGAAAAGTATGGAATGCCACCGCTTGTCCCGGCAATCGTAAGCGCAGGAGTTGTAGTTGCTGTAGCTACAGAAACAATGCCGCCAGTCCAGCTAACACTAGTGACCGTTCCGTTTGTGGCTGGGTTAGCCCAAGAAGGAGCCCCGCTTGTCGTTGCGGTTAGAACTTGTCCAGTTGTTCCATTGGCTGTGGCTGAAGGGACAACCCCTGCGCCGCCGCCATACACCACCCCGTACTGCGTAAGTGCCGCAGATGAAGCTATGGTGCCTGTTGCTGTAAACGCCAAGACCCCACCGGAAGTACCAGCAGAAAGCCCTGTGCCTCCGTTAGCTACGTCAACAGTTCCTGTAAGACTGTGCGTTGCGTTCCAATCAGAAGGACGGACTAAATTAGTGTCACCGCCATCAGAAATTGGACTTACAAACGGGTGGGTTACGGTAACGGCCATTTTGTATCCTTAAGCGATACGGATCAGAGCAGTGGAAGCAGCAGCGACCGGCATCTGAACAGTGAACGTACCTACTGTAGAGGTCTTGTCTGCACCAAAGTCCAAGACTGCAATTGCTGCGTTGGATCGGGTGAAGTCGTAGATCAGTGCGCCACGGGCTGTAATCGTAGCGGTAGTCCAAGAAGAATCACTGAAAGTAAGCCATGCGGTAGTGCCGTCGTAGCTGATAGCATTCCCCGTCAACGTATTCCCGCCCGCCGTATAACCCGTGCCGACCACTTCACCGGAAGTTGTGTAAGCCGTAGTCGCAGCCGACAGAGTAGCCACGCTGGTGTACAACGCAATCTTCATCGTGTCGGCTACCGGAGTGTATGTCCCCGTCAAAAAACCAACCTTGGCTGAAGTGCAGAATGCTTGGGTAATAGCCATGATAATTCCTTAAATAACTTGAGTGCGGACTTGACCGCTGCGATACGCATCCTGACGCAACTTGCCATCGCCCAGGTTCTTAAGAAGCATAAGCGATTGCTGGTACTGCGAGTCGTACATGGCAACCAGATCAGGTTCACCCTTCATAAACCGGATAGCTTCAACCATCACTGCATTAAACAGCGCAGAGTCAAAGTTGTCACCAAGCCAGGAAGTGCCCGCTGTCACAATGGAGACAGGATAGTAGAAGTAGTGAAGCTCTGCCACCAACCCCGCACTGGGCGTCGGGCCAAGGATAAGCGTTAGCTCTTGCAGGGTTGAACTGTCCGGGCCAAACACTGCGTAGTACTTAGGAGTGCCCGTGGACGTAGGGATTGGGTACGCTTCGCGGATAAAATTAACATCCTTGTTAAGAAGGTATGTGTACGCGCCCGTACCATCAACTACCGCAAGACTGAAGACCGACAGGAAGTCATAAGGTAAAGCAAGGTATGAATTGGTAGCCGTAAGACTACCCGTTACGTTTTTACGCAACGAAGGTAACTGCACCGAGTTGTAAATTTTCTGTTCAGCCAACTCCGTCATAATGGCGAAGTCAGTAGCAGTAAAAGTATTTTCGCAGTAATCTTCTACTGCGGTTTTCAAATCGGCGTAGTTCATGTTTTAAGCCATTGGCCCACGAGACATAAAGCCCCGAGTAGCAGCGCCAGCGCCGCGCATCTTGATGCCGCTAGTCTTGATAGGCTCATTGCCTGCCGACTTGCTAAGGGCACCCAAGGACACATCAAGGGTGTCAGCTTTGCTGCGGTTTGCCCCTTTGCCAGGGTTAGTTTCCATTGAAACCGCCTTACCCGTCATGGTGTGCGGCTTGGCATAAACAGCCGCGTCACCCACTTCCTTACCGCCCATTTTCTTGCTAAACGTAGCCATGATCAGTCTCCTTGGTTCTTAGCGCGGGACATATTACGCCCCAGTGCTTTGCGGTCATCGGTAGTCGGGCCACCTTTTTTAAGCTTCAAAGAAGTGCCTTTGCCGCTTCCGTGTTTCTGCGCGTCGTGCTGTTTGAACGCCTTTTTGATCATGGACTTATCTTGAGCCATATCTGATTTCATCATAGTTCCTTACGTTATGCTTACAGTGACAGTGCCAATATAACCAATAGGGGCAAGCGGGTTTGGAGTCAGTGCCGCATCAAACAACATAGCCCCACCAACAGGATTCCACCCCCAGAAGATGCTTCGACTGCCTTCACCTAATGCCCCATTAGCAAGCAGTCCAGAAGTAATATAACTACGATCAGGGCGAGGGTTACGCAAAGCTTGTGGGTCATCGACCGGATACATCCCAAGCAAAAGTTGCGGATGATCCTGTTCCCAACATTCCTTACAGACTAAGATGTTTACGTTCTTGGTCTTAATTACAAGTTCTTTGAGTTCACGAAGCTTAAAGCGAAACCCACACCGGTCGCACTCCGATATTGCTATCCTACCCTGAGTGAACCTATTACCCATGACTACCCAATGAACTGTTGCCGGGGCACAAATCTAACAGCAGCCTTTTCACGATCTTCGCCTGCCGCCAAGTCCCAAGCCGCATCATACTGCGCCTGCAACATCTGGTTGCGCTCAAGCCCACCCGGAACCTTCAACGAAAGATACGCAGCCAAGCCTGCAATCATGCATGGCAGGAACCTGAATGGCACATCCATCGTGTTCACACCGTTACCTGCATCTTCAATCCGCCGCAGCCGCCAGTACACGAAGGTGTAGGTCTGCGAGCTATCAGGGACAGGCCAAACAGTGATGTTTGGGATAGGGGACACACGATCAATGTAGACCTGAATGGGCCTAGCTTGCGTCAACTTGTTAGGGATTGTAGCGTAAGTAGATACGCTGATGCGCGTGATGTTTAGGTCTGCCTGCGTGGAAGCGTTACCTGATCCCGTGCGGATGACATGCTCCATAAGATCGACGGTATCGGACGGTAGGTCATACGTAGCCGTGCCCGGAACAAGAGCAATAGACCCTTGGTCAATAGTCCACATATTAACGCCACGATTAGCCCACTCAGCAAAAAGTAAGTTAAGGCTCCGGCGAGCAGTACGTAAGTCATAGCCAGTACGCAGTTCAGCCCCGCAACGCTCAAAGGCTTCCTCAACAATTTCGCTAAGGTCTAAATTGAATGCCGTGGTGCCTGATGTTGCCATTATCTAAACCCTGCTGTTTTCTTTGCTATGCGTTTAGGTTGTGCTACAAACTGCTTGCCTGCGGCTTTACCCATACGTTTTGCTTTAGTTGTAGCTGCATATTCAGCGGGGCTAAGTGATTGTATTGCTTTTGCTGGCAAGTACCGTTCACCAGTTTCGGATGATGGTTTACCAGACTTGGTTTGCCACTTTTGGTCGCCCCAGTCCTTCAGCGATTTCTGCGGTGTTTTCACATCAATCCCTGTACCCACCACCCGAAGCTTTGTATTTCTTCGCAACAAGCTGGGCTTTGCGGGCTGACCATTGTCCAGCCCCCGTACCTTGAGTAGCTGCTGCCTTCACACTTGACACAATCTTTTTACGCAACTCAGGCTTAGTGTAGTTGCCTGCTGCATTAACAGTGGATTTAGCTTTTGCCATTTAGCACTTCCAAGCCCGCAGGCTTTTGTTGATGCGGCTATCCGGGTCGTTAGCTGTTTTTGCGCTAGTCAGTTTCTTTTTCATGCCTGACATCCGGGCACAGAATGAAGCTTTACGCGGACCACCCTCTGGCTGCGGAGCTTTCAACCCAGGCTTACCTGGGTTTGCTTTATTGTAAGAAGCGCGCCCTTTGGCGTTCAACCCGCCTTTTTCAGACTTGCCTTCTTTACGCTGCCATGCTGGAGTTGTCATACATTAGACCGATTTATGCCGTTAGACGGAAACCCAACGTCTTCTGGAATACGCATTTCTGGCATGCGCGTATAGTTATCCGGTAACCGCCCACCAAACCGCCTGTCGTTCTTGTACCCCCCGCGACCGCCACCATAGTTAAACTTCTGGTAAGGATTGAACGGAGGTTGCATTGGCGGTTGCAGAGGACGGCTTCCGTCTAACATTGTGTTAGACGAAGTTTGTTGGTTTTTTTGCGCATTCATTGCGTCTTGCATTGTGCGTTGCGCGGTGTTGTTGGGATCAGCGCCCAACCCCACAAGTGATTTTAGAATGTCGTTTGTTGAACCAGTAATTCTGGGATCGTTCTTGAAGTCTTCCATAGTGTCCATTACGCCTTCTGGTGGAGCAGAGACATCTTGTGTACGAATTTCTCCGGGAGCATAGGGAAAGTTACCAAAGTCATCAAACCCCCCACGATCATCAAACCCCCTACGATCCTGCCCGCGATTCATAAACTGCTGTTGCTGTCGTTGTCCGTAGCCAAACTGTTGGTACGGATTGAACTGCTGCTGGTACGGGTTGAATTGTTGCTGTTGTTGCGGCTGTTGCTGATACGGGAAAGGGTTGTACTGCTGCGGTTGCTGCTGGTACGGGTTATATTGC